GTGTAAATAACCTTATACAGATTCTGCCTATTATTGAAGAATGTGGATGTAACTGGAGTTGGAACAAGACAGGAAATTCCAGAATAGAAATTAGTTGGGATTAGATATGAGCACATGGAGAAAAATTAGTTTGTGGGCACTATTGCCGTTTGTGATTACTCTGGGAATAGTGGAATGTTTTTGGGTGGAAATACACAGATTGTTTACAGATTCACTCTTTGTTAAAACATTTAAAGAAAACTACAGAGATATCAAACAACTGTACACACATGATATATTACAATGATAGCATTGACAAGCACATCTATTTGTTCTGTAACATCATTTAATTACACAGACAGACCAGCACCCATAGAAGATCTAATAGATGAGCGTGGCGGTGGACACGCAATGCACGATTATTTTTATTTTTCTATTCCTAAAGTTTGTAGTAGTTCGCTTTCATATATGAAAGCACAGCAAGGCCCTGACACAATTGAAAAGTGGAACCCTGATAGGAAGGAAAAGCCAGTAATAATTGTCAGAGATCCTATATCCAGATGGCTTAGTGGTACTCTGGAGTTTATGTCTAAGTTTTCGATATTAGATATGGAAGCATTTTTGAATCAAGAGGTGTACGATATTGGTTTTGATAGACACACAGCACCACAAAGTTGGTTTTTGCCTTACAATCTAGACTGGGGCAGACTGGAAATATTTTACTATAGTCCCACAGTTCTTACTGAACTTCAGGCATTAGGCCATTTTCCCGGAATGACCGTGGAATACAGAAATATCACTAGTGGTAACGATAAGAAAGAAATATTCCCACGTCTGGCTGAGTTATTTGCAGATAAAGACTTCCAGGACAGAATCAGAGACTTTTATCGCAGAGATTATGAACTCATAACCTTCTCTCAGAATGCAATGAAAAAGCCAGGTTTAATCAGCAACCAATTGGCTTGACATAAACTCACACTATGCTATAATATACATGTTATTAGCAAAGTGTGGGTAAAATCGTGAATTTAACATTTATACAACTTTTAAAATGCATCACTGTGGCTGGTTTTATCACTGGTTGTGGTGGCGGTGGAGGAGCAAGTGCTCCTGATCCTGTTGTACCAACCACTTATGTCAGTCCCCCAACAAGCACAGTACCTGACAATTTTTTTCAGGAATATACAGAATACATGGTGGAAGACACCTGGAGTGTGATTAGTCAGATCTGTAATGATTCTAGATTTAGACCTGATTCCACACAAGCATTCAGCATGATACCTGTTCATCTCAATGATGACAAGTATGTGGATTTTATTTCACATTATTGGTGTTCTACCACACCAGGAACTACACTAGCAGATGTTGAAACACCCAATGTGCTGATTGCACATGTGAGTGACGGCTATGGTAATTGGTACATAGATAACTACAGAGTGTTTGGTGAGGATTTACCCAGTATAGGTGGTGCAGGACGAAAATGGACTCGTGGTGATTTTAATGCTGACGGCCATGATGATTTTGCCTTTGCAGTCAATTGGGAAGATCTCAGAACTGATGATATAGATGGTAGCAGATGGGACACATATCAAACTGTGTTGCTGAGTACAGGAGATGGTGCGTTCACTATAGAAACTGGTGGCACCAGAAGTATGGGCCACGCTGTTGCGGCCAGACCTAACCAGTATGGCTATGATGATGTATTATTTGCAGGCATGCTGGGTACTTTGTTTCAGTCATACAGATTCGAACCACATGTAGACGCCTGGACAGAAACCACACCCGATTATAATCCTGACTTCACACGTGACTGGGCTATTGACATGCAGGTAATAGATCAGGATCAGCTTGTTTCAGGATACTGTGATTATGAAGCAGGCCAGTGTGGTATAGCATTGTTTCAGGATAGTGAACAAGGTTGGCAAGTATCTGATCAAAAGTTATTGCCTAAAGTTTTTGATGTTTACATTGACGGGCACAAAACAGCAGTACATCAGATAGGTGACCACTACACTGTGGGTGTAGCAACTGACGAAATGTGTAAATTGGATAATTTCAGTGGCAATGGTAATTCTGCTGTAGCAGTAGAATTGTGGGGCAGCTCATTCAGAGAAGACATCTTAGTTGAAGATGGATATAATTATAGCAACGAAGATCTGGAGAATTATCGTAATCTTAAAGTGTATGAAATTGCTAACGGTAAAATGATTGACAAGCACCCAGAAACAACTGCGAAAAGATATAATGCATATTATATGGAATGCACTGATTTAAACAATGATGGTTTTAGTGATGTACTAATACAAAAAAGCAATCGCGATAGCACTTATCAAAGTGATCCTATTGTGTATATCAATAACAACGGCGAATTGACATTGTATCAGGCACAAGATGAAGATCATTTTCCAGATCATTCAGGCACAAAAAAATATCAGTATTGGGGCGGTGTTAGCAGACTTATAGATGTAGACAGTGATGGTCTAGTAGACCTGGTTACTTTTAATACATATCCTCATGCTGACAGTGTGATTGAAATATACAAGGCATTAAAGCCTTTGGAGTAATAATGAAAAATAAACGTAAGGAAATGTTAATTATCACCATGGAAGAATGTGGTGAACTAATACAGGCGTGTAGTAAAATGATACGCAGTAAAGGTAAGACAAAGTACTTGCGTAATCTTCAAGATGAAATTGGTGATGTTATGACCATGATTGAGATAATGAAAATGAGTGGTCTTGTCACAGACGAGCAGATTGCAGACAGAATGAAAGAGAAGAAAGAAAAATTAATGAAGTGGAGCATGTTGTTTAGCGATGACGAGTGAAGATTTAATCAAGTTAGGGTTTCAGAAAGCCGCAGATGTTTTTATCAGAAACGGTGTTCCTGATGCTATTTTTAATGATTTCGGCAAACAGCATGCACCAGGCGTGTATTGTTGGGTGGAGAAAAGCTCAGACAGCACGGAGAACGTAATTTATGTGGGTATGTATGGCCAGAGTATACACAAGAGATTTACTGAGCATAGACGAGGTTTTCAGGGCGGCAGTGGCAGTGGTGTCAAAAAGGCACAATACATTTGTGAGAGTATTGATAAATTATCAATTATCAGCATTTATGGGAAACCCAGTGATGTCAGAAAGGTATACTATGAAAACCTGTTAGGGGTAGACACTGAGAGAGATATAACCTTTCAGGATCAGGATGAAATAGATATGTTGGCATACTATGTTGAACAAGAAGGTAAACTGCCAGAACTAAACAGCACAAAGGGCGGTTAATGCTACAAAAAATTTACGACATTTGGAATATAAAACCAGAACATATACATGATGATGTGTTTACCGGTTATGAGCCATTATATTCTGAATTCGATAAATTCACAACAGACACTTATAAAGCAGATCCAGAAGGCACCATAGAGGCAGTATACAATCTGTATCGCAGTGTAAATTTGGTTCCTATCACATATTACACTGAGCAAGGTGTTATCAGTGAAATCAAAAATTTTCGTAACAGTACCTATAACAATGTCAAAGACGGCAGAGTCAGTTTGGGAAACAATAAAGGACAAACATTAAACAGATTTTTATTCCCCAACATGATGACAGCAGAGCCTAAAGGCCGCGGCTCGAACAGTTTGCGTGATAGATTTTTGGACGATGCAAAATTTCGTAGAGCTATCAGAATTTGTTTTGAATTCAGGGAAGGCGATAAATTAGTATACCCTACGGCAATAAGACGAGCATTGGAACTGGTCACTGGTGAAAACATACAAAACTTTAAAGCACAAAATGCTCGAGCCATAGTTGAACACTTATGTCCAGTTCTTTGGGGCAGAGTTTATGATTATAGTTGTGGGTATGGTGGCAGACTGTTGGGAACCACCTCCAGTAATTTACAATTAGAATATGTGGGTGTAGACCCAAACACAGAAACTGTGGAATATCTAACACTGTTAAACAATTTTATAGAGCAAAGTGGTGGTAGTGCTGGTGAAATACATCAGGATGTGAGCGAAAATTTTGTTCCTGAAAACATAGATTGTGCCTTTAGCAGTCCGCCTTACTTTAATTTGGAAAAGTACAGTGATGAGCCCACACAGTGTATGAATCAATTCAGTAGTTTAGACGACTGGTTCGAAGGATATGTTGCACCCACTATGCAAAATATACACAAAGGTTTAAATGCAGACGGCGTGTTTGCGACCAATATTGCAGACTACAAGACACCAAAAGAAGAGTTCAAGGTGGTGGACCGTTGGATAAGTATTGCTGAGAAAAATGGTTTTCGTTATACAGAAACCATCAAGATGATGTTAAACACCAGACCAGGAGTGGGTAACGGTAAACTGGATGGTGTGGAAAAATTTGAGGGAATATATGTCTTTACAAAAGTTTAATTTTGATGTTGACATAGACATGGCTGATAGATCTAAGTTTTTGGATCATGTAAATCATACAGCGGCCAGCATTGAGCAAGATGGTGAGTACACTAAACATAATACTGGTGTTTATTTCCAAAATATACCCACATTTCCTCTTCAGGGTTATAGCTCTATAGATCATAAAGATGCAGAAAATCAAGGCTGGTTTAAAGTTGATTTTCTTAACAACAACATCTACAAAGATGTTAAAAATGAAAAACATCTGGATACACTGCTGAATACTGAGCCAATGTGGGAGTTATTGGAGCACACAGAAGTGGTAGAACAACTATATCATATCAATAACTATCCAGAACTCGTTAAGCAGTATAAGCCAAGCAGTGTTGAACAATTGGCAATGATACTGGCTATCATACGTCCTGCTAAAAGACATTTACAAGGACAGACATTTGATCAGATTGCAAAAACTGTGTGGGAAAAACCACAAACTGGTGAATACTATTTCAAGAAAGCTCATGCTATAGCATTTTCTATGGCTATTGTTGTACAACTAAATCTGTTGTGTGAAGGTTAATCGGATTTTCTGACTAGTTGAACACTTCTTCTTTTAATTCTTTTCTTCATTAAGTTCTGTAAACTAGTTACAGGTCCAAAAAGTATTTCAACGTCTTTTATGATAAATGTTCTAAGAGCGTATTTAAATGGTTGCATTTCATAATGCAGGAAAACATCTATGGGGAGTTGGCGATTACTTTCCCACCACCACATTTCTCCTAATTCCAGAAATTCTTTTTTATTCTTGATATCAGGTATTAGGTTGACATCATAGAATGTTAACAACTGGTTATCTTTATTGATCACAATTCCCACGTACTCTTCACCAGAATACTTAATACCAGTCAAAAATTCAAATTTAGCATAGGGGTTATGTGATTCCATTAATGTTATTTATGTGTTGCGATAAGTTTTTAAAAAAACTTTGGTTCATATAAATACTTATATGTACGACATGAACATACCAGTAGATCGTATTATATCTGTTTTTGGACATGGTAATCCTAATCCAAGAGAACTGGACGCATATAAAAACATGATTTGGCGTCAAACAGTTAGATACAGAAAGGATATCAGACGTGATATTTTGGTCAGAGAAGTTATGGTCTTTATGGATGATCTGGGGTTTTACAACATTTTTGATTATCAGATTAGAGAGCGTCAAATCCGATTCAGAGAACAGCAACTGATAGCACAAGCAAATCTTGCTGGTTTTCATGATTTTGTCCGCGATTGAAAAGTAGATAAATACTTACATGAGCAACGGTGATCAGAGACTTTATCTCTACAACGATACAATTAATCTTGTAGTAACAACCACCTCAATGTACGTGGATAATAGACCTATGAACAACAGAAGACTAAAAGCACATAAAGGTGTATCTAATGAAATATTTTTTACTGTTACAAATCGTGACAGAAAAAAACAACATGTGTTTAACGACACTATCAGAGCACACTTAATAAATCCCAGTACTGGCAGAAGAATTTTCAGCAGAATGTTAGAGCACACCTCAGACTTGGGTGTTATCAAACTGGTGCTTGCAGAAAGTGATTTGGGTGATGTGGATGCAGGACTATATCAGATTTATTTGACACGTAGTGAAACAGAACAAACTGATTTGCCTATTTTTACTGATCAAGACAGTAACATGCGTTTTGATATTGAGGTCACAGATCAAGCGAGCATGACTCCCATAGCAACACAATCTACAGACAACTTTATCAGAACTGGCAACACATTGTTGGGTGATGCTGCAAACAGTTTTGTCACTAGTGCACTTTATGGCAATCTGGAAAGAAACTTTTCGTATGCTCAACACACCATGGCCATTCATGCACAGGGTTATACTGGGCAAGTACAAATACAAGCCAGTTGCCTGACTTCTGTTCCTGACAGCGATGATGAAAGTCCAGATTGGTTTACTGTTGCAACACTAGATGTTGATGATCCACAAAACACAGGCAATATTGTACTCAGTACATTCACAGTGAATTGTAACTGGGTAAGAGTACTACACTATCCAGTAACTGGTAGCATTTCACAAATTCAGTTACGCAATTAATCATTGACAAAAACAGATAAATCATTTATACTAATCGTATGATTGATAAAGTCGTGGAATCTGTACATAACCTTCTTATGCACAATTTGCCTGTGCGTACTACTCGTACGCCTAGCGGATGGATAACTCTTGATTGTCCTATGTGTAGTGATAAGCGTAAGCGAGGTGGTATAATTGAAAGTGGTGCAAAGATCAGTTACCACTGTTTCAATTGTAACTATACCACAGGCTGGTCCATGAATTCACACCTGGGTAAAAAGTTTAAAAATCTAGCAGAGAAACTGGGTGCAAGTAAACAGGATATACATCAGGCACAAATAGAGTTATTAAAGCACAGTGATGATCTAGAGGTGGCAGCACCAACGGATTATGTGTATTCTTCTAACAAATTTAAAACAGAAGATCTTCCTGATACTGCACAATATGTAGAAGACTTGCCTGAAGACAATCCGGTAAGAATGTATGCTGAGCAAAGAGGTATTTTAGGAATTTATCCACTGTTATATTTTGATGACATGGCAAACAGAAAAAGAGTTATTGTGCCTTTTACTTACAATGGGGAACTGGTAGGCTGGACAGGTAGACACATCGCTCCTCCTGATAAAGTAACTCCCAAATATTTGCATAAAGTACAACCTGGGTATGTGTTTAATGTGGACAGATTTGCTGATAGTGATAGAGAAATAATAATTGTAACAGAAGGTGTGTTTGATGCAATACTGATAGACGGTGTAAGTATTCTGGGTAATACTGTGACAGCAGAGCAAGCACATTTAATAGAAAAATTAGGTAAAAGAATTATATTATGTCCTGACAGAGACGAAGCTGGAAAGGAATTGATAGAGCAGGCAACTTCCCTGGGTTGGGAGGTAAGTTTTCCAGGTTGGGCGCCTGATGTAAAGGATGCTGCAGATGCAGTACAACGTTATGGCAGATTGGCTACAGTTAGTAGTATTATACAGAACGCTACCAGCAATAAAATTAAAATAGAAGTCAAGAGCAAAATGTTATGAAAGTTTATACAAATGGTTGTAGTTTTAGCCATGGCACACAGCCTGACTATCCATACAATTATACATATGAATACAATGGCTTTACATATGTTTCTCCCAGCAGACAACGATCTGTTTGGACTGAACAATTGGGTAAGTTATATGATGTGCATTTTAATCATGCTAGATCTGGAACAGGTTCTGACAGACTAGCCAGAACAACAATATCATTTATACAACATTTAGTTGATACGCAAGACGATTTTTCTGATTGGGTATTTGTGTTACAGGCATCGCAACCTGCCAGAAAAGAAATATTATTCAACTCAGGACATTTTGGTAGAATACATTATGTGGATGATCCAACATCTCCCGTACCACACATGTTTGATTATGCATATGATATTAAACATCTCTTAGAAGAAGATGCTGATAACCATATAGAAGATATGAATGATCAGTTACGACAAAACCAATCCTTTATGACTGGTGTTAAAAATTATACATTGATAGTGGAAGAAGATGAGGAAATAAAACTCAGACACATAAAAAACTTACTGTTGATAGTAAACATGCTTGAGCGTTATAACATTAAATATGTATTCACAGGCATGGATCAGAGCTGTATCTGGCACGATGGTTTAAATCTGGAAACAGATATAACCAAAAATTTAATCAAACTGATACCAGAAGATAACATTGTTTTAGACATCGTGTCTGTTATAGACAATAAACTGGAAGGTAAAAACAGAGTATCTAGAGAAGATTCACATCCAAATGCCTATGGGCACACACTGTTTTCTAGATATATATTTAACGAACTAAAAGAAAGAAAATACATATGAGCGATATAAAAGAATACACAGAAGAAATTCAGCACATGTTTGTGCAGTTTTTGATATCAGATAGTGATCTGTTTAGCCGCAGTATGGCTATACTGGAAAGCGATCATTTTATCAGAAAATATCAACCAGTGGTAGATTTTATAAAAAGCCATACTCAGGAACATAACACATTGCCCACAATAGAGCAGATAAATGCTGTGGGAAAAGTTAATATTGAGCCTATTGCAAATGTAACTCCTGAACATCAGGACTGGTTTTTATCTGAATTTGAGACATTCTGTAAACATAAGGCTCTGGAAAAAGCCATTATTGAAAGTACAGATGATTTAGAGAATCAAAATTATGGTGCTGTGGAAGATCGCATCAAGTCTGCAACACAAATTGGACTGATTAAAGATTTAGGTTTGGAATATTTTGAAAATCCTAAAGAAAGATTAGAGTGGATCAAAGCACAGGCTGGTGCAGTAAGCACAGGCTGGAAGGGCATAGATCAGAAACTGTATGGCGGTCTTAACCGTGGAGAGATAACAATCTTTGCCGCACCCAGTGGTGGTGGTAAGAGTTTGTTTTTGCAGAACCTGGGAGTTAACTGGGCACTTGAAGGTCTTAACGTTGTTTATGTGAGCTTGGAATTAAGTGAGCAGTTAATCAGTATGCGTTTGGACAGCATGGTTAGTGGATATGCCGCAAAAGAGATCATGAAAAACATGGATGATGTTGATCTCAAGGTGCGTATGAAAGGCAAAGGTAAAGGCAAGTTTCGTGTCAAGTATATGCCCAGTGGTATCAGTGCTAACGACTTGCGTGTGTTCTTGCGTGAATACGAAATACAGAGTGGTGTAAAAGTAGACGCACTGTTAGTAGACTATTTGGATTTGATGATGCCTATTAGCAAAAAGATCAGTGCAGAAAACTTGTTTGTGAAGGACAAGTTTGTATCTGAAGAATTACGTAATTTAAGTATGGAGAGAAACATACTGCTAGCAACAGCATCACAATTGGGCAGAAGTGCAGTGGAAGAAATAGAATATGATCACAGTCACATTGCAGGTGGTATCAGTAAAATTAATACATCTGATAATGTTATTGGTATCTTTACCAGTAATGCAATGAGAGAACGTGGCAGATATCAGGTACAGTTTATGAAAACACGTAGCAGTAGCGGTGTTGGCAGTAAAGTAGACTTGAAATTCAACATAGACACACTAAGAATTGAGGATTTAGAGGAAGGTGAAGAGGGTGCAGAAGCAATGCAAACAGCAACTCTGATGGATCAACTCAAAAGAAGCAGTGTGATCAAAGCAGATGAACCTGATGCACAGGACACAGTTAGTCAAAGTTTGCAACTGCGTGAGTTTTTGAAAGGCAGAAAGTGATAAATACTTGTATAGCAACGGAGATTTACTGTGCGTAAAAGCAGAAGTATATTAGAAGAGTTAAACCAGATATCTGTCGACAGAGACCGTAATCATGTGGTTGAAAATCGTGGTGAGCATGTGATTAACAGTGCAATTAACTTGATTGAGCAAATCGAGTTGCATTATGATGAGCAAACGGCTAAAGACCTCACCAACAGACTCATAAACAGTATCAGAGGCAAGGACGTCAAAAAATTTTCCCGTGGCATAAAAAAAGCAATTAAAGAAAGCCAAAAGGGAAACAATAATGAAACTTTTTGAGTTCTTTGACATCAAGCCAGTTGTAGAAGAAAGCAAAAATACACACCTGGAACATCTAGAAGATAATATTTTTAATCAGGGACATGCTGGCGCAGAGCAGGCTGTGGATTACCTGTACAGTTTACATCAGATGCTGGAAGGTCACTCTTCCGATTCGGTCAGTATGACAACTAAGTGGGACGGTGCTCCTGCTATTATTGCTGGTAAAGATCCAGAAACAGGTAAATTTTTTGTGGGCACCAAAGGTGTGTTTGCAAAAACAGGTGCTAAATTAAATTTCTCTGATGCTGATATCAACAGTAATCATCCAGATAAAGTGGAAAAGGGCGAAGTAAAAAGTGCCCAGGGATTACGTGACAAGTTAAGCACAGCATTAAAAACTCTGAACAGATTAAACTGGGACACAGTTGCACAGGGTGATTTGCTGTTTACCAAGGACAGTATCAGAACAGCCACTATAGATGGCGAAGATTACATTGTGTTCAAACCAAACACAATCACATATGCTGTACCAGCAGACAGTGACCTAGCCAGAGAAATGCTTTCTGCAGAAATAGGCATAGTGTTCCACACAGAATATGTGGGCGGCCCCACCATGGCAGACACCGAAGCAAAATTTGGATTTGACAGCAGTGTGTTAGGACAAGCAAATGGTGTATGGCATCGTGATGCAATCATAAAAGATTTAAGTGGCACCGTCACACTCACAAAAGAAGAAAGTGACGACATACTACAAGCCATAAAACAAGCAGATGATTATTTAAAAACTATTGATGCTGAAACTTTTGCCTGGTTGCAACAAGGAACAGACTTAATAGGTAAAGACTTTATAGTGCAGTTGAAGGCACATGCAAACAATCAGGTCAGACAGGGTTCTTTTGACAATCCCACAAAGTTTGCACAGGGTTTTATCACCAAGTACACTGATTTCATGCAAAAAGAAATTGGCAAAGTTAAAACGCAAAAATCCATAGATGCAAAAACACAAAAAATGATGCAGGGCGTAAACTTTATAAAAGAGCATGTACCCAGTATTATTGCTGTTTATGATTTATATTTGAAGCTGATTGAAGCAAAAGTTAAATTAATACGAAAACTGGAACAAATCAAACAGATAGACACATTTGTGGAAACTGAAGATGGTTTTGATGTGACTGGTGAAGAAGGTTTTGTTGCAGTGGACAGAATGGGCAGTGCACTAAAATTAGTAGACAGATTGGAGTTCAGCAGACTAAACTTTGGTAGCGGAAAGCCTGGAGCATAAATGGAATTCCAACTAATAGATCAGGGTTTGTGTGAAGCCAGACTGTTTAGAGCAAGCAGACAGTTCGGTGCATTTGATGGAAAAGATATTGCACACCTGTTGTATTTGGACACCATGCTGACTTATATGTTAGCACAAGACGAAGAACAGAGCGACTTTGCTCGTAAGTATGCCGGCAACACCGCAAAGTTCAGTACCTACAGTTTGTTTAGAACACACGGTACTGATGCATATATGTTGGCATATCAGGTTTCTCAGCCTAAAAATGATTATGTTAAAATGAAAGACGCCAGGGAAAGCAAAAGACACCTGGAAAATTTAACATTTCAGAAAAGACAACACATAATGTTCATGCGTAAGATAGCAACTGATAAAGATAATCGTGCAGAAGCCATCAGTTATTTGTACAGACTGGAGCGCCAATTGGGTGTTACTGACGCTCGTTATCGTGCGTGGAGACGTATGATAGTGGATTGGCCCAAGCTCAAGTACTCCAGCAAACAACGCATTGTGGCACAGGTTATTCAGGAGCTCAGAAGACGTGGTTCAGGATCTGGCAGATACATGGAAATAACCCGTGGATTGGAGCCCATGCTGAAGCAAAACAAATTTAAAAATATAGAAAAGCCCAAGAGTGATACAGGCAAAAAGGTTGCTGGTGCTGTTGCAGGAGCAATAGCAGGACGTTATGCTGCTGATAAACTAAATAAGAGTAGTAATAAAACTGCAAAAAATGTAGGCACAGGTATAGGAGCCATTGCAGGTTTTTGGGCCGCAGGTAAAAAATAATGAGAATAGACGAAATTACAAAATTTTTCGACGATATAGAAACAATTGATATTGAAAAAGAAGTTGCTGAAAAATTATTTAAAACAGATTCCAACGGTAATCCCATTATTGGCCAGTACATCAATGGCTATGAAGGCATAAACTTTCAAAATTTGGTAGCCAAAGCAAGAGCTGCTGCACAAGCAAAGCCAAGAGAAGAACGTAAAGCAATTGATGACATGGTTGATGCAGAAATCCAGAAGCATTTAGCAAACAAAAAGAAAAAGGCACAACAGCCTAAAAATCAAGCAACCAAACCAGGCGTTAGTAATAAAGCACCTGAAAAGAAAAAGATTGATTTTGTTAATCCAGAAGCCACAAAGAAAGCCTTCAAAGGTGTTGCGGGTTGGGTACAAAAACATATCGGCCAGGGTGCCAAATTTGCAGATCAGTATACAAAAGTTACTAAGAAATAAATTTTAACAAAAAAGATAAATAAGTGTAACAGGGCAATTTAACACTTTGTCCGTACAAATAATTTAGGAGAAATACAATGGCACAATCAAATCCAAACGCAGCAGTAAGAGCAGCTAACGGTTTCGTAGGTACAACTCACATTCTAGAAGTAGACGACGTTACAGCAGTAACAGTTGCTGAAGCATGTGAAGAAGCACAAAACGAAGGTTTCGTAGTTGTTGCAGTAGAAGGTTTAACTTCAGGTTCGCACATTGCAGTACAAGGCGCTGGCGCAACACCAAGCATCACAGGTACTACAGTAATCGCAACATTTAGTTAATAACAAACAAAGCGTTAAAATCCCCACTCAGTGGGGATTTTTTTGACTTGAAAAAGATAAATAAATGTAACAGGGCAATAATGTCCGTAAAGATTGGAGAATAAAAATGGCACAACCAGACAGAAGAAATGCTGCACCAGGTGAATTTATCGGTAAAGACGTATTCCTCAAGAGCTTCCAACAGCAATCAGGTAATATCAGTCAGTCACAATTTAACTCATTGGTTAGCACAGTTCAAAGTTTAAACCTATCAGTACTCAAGATTGGTGATTTCACTGCGGGCAGTCAGGACACAGTCAACATGATTGTTGAAGGTGCTGACAACCTAGCAAACGGTGACATCGCAGGTCACGTAATTGGTAACGTAAGTTTCTAAGTTATTTAGGTATGCAAAGAGCCTGCTTTATGCAGGCTTTTTTGTGAGTAATCATTTTAGATGTTTTTTTGCCCACTTATAATTAATCACATTGGTAAGCACTGTACCAATATTAGCATGATGTCTTGCTAACATACTTCTCGCTGGTCCTTCAGGCATACATTTGAGGGCGTCTGCATATGTACTGAAGAGGAATCCATTTCTAACGATTGTCATTTGACTGGCCTTTAAACCTTCCATAAAAATGTTTTGTGCCTCAGCATATGTAACGTTACCAGTTTTGTTTAATCTTTCATAGGATATGGTATCAGGCAATAGCCATTCGTAAAAACTATATGTGCCTGGTATAGGATTATTGTATTCTTCTGAGTCTGTTATAAAATCCTTTCTTTCACATAAAACATTCCAGCAAAGTTCTGCGTCACTGTCTGCTCTTTCTGAATTTTTGGATCTGTGTAAGGCATGTTTTGGGGACTGGTAATTCCATACGGCAGTCGCATGCCTGGAAAAGTCTTTAATATGCAACAGAGTGCTTCGGCTGTAAAATATCATGTACATCATCAACGTTGCATGCATGTAAGGCGTTGTGTGCGGATCGTTAAAACAGTAAAAAGGAATTAAATTTTCCAGTTGTGCATTGATTTTATGTTTAAGTGCTATGCTACGCTGTTCCACAAAAGTTGCAGATAACTTTCCATTTACGGGATCTTTATTACTTCTGGGCTGAAATGTCTGTAACTCCTTGACACTCATTATCATTTTCAGTCCTGATTTGTATCTGACCAGCGGATCTCTGTACAATAAAAATAATTTTGTGCGATTAAACATATCCAGTTTAAACATTTTGTGCAACGCCAGTATGATGTTTTCGTGTGTAAATCCTGTGATGTGGGAAACAACGTCATCATCTAATTGATCCAGATAATCTCTTAAATCGAGAAGTTTTCTGTTTGGGTCGTCCTGGTGTATATCACGAAAAAAGGAAGAACCACAGCGATTGGG